TCCGTATTCACATGTTTATACCACTTATATAAGCCATATCCACCGAGAATCACACCCAGTGCGGATGCAAAAATATATGCAGAATTTGCTTTTGGTTTTTTCTTAAACCAAGCAGTAAAAACATAAAGCTTCGACCAAACAAGAAACATACTAAAATGTCGCTTCATTTTCTCTGTAATTGATTCATACGGTTGAATAGGATCTTCTACTATTGGATCATCAAGGAAAACTGATATTGGTTTTAAATTTGCATGATTGAATCCTGTATTGTCAGAGTCTAATGTTGGGATATGACATCCTGACGAATCACGAATTCCACTCGTAGATGGTTCGGGTTGTTTCTCCATACCTACAATATTAGAAAAAACTGGGTCAACTTGAATATTTGCATCTTCCATCTCTTTCAAAACAGTGCTTAATCTTTCAATTGAATAATCCTTAAAGCTTTTAACAGATCGTCTGAAATCGTCATCTACTTCTGTCAATTTTTGTCTCAAATGCTTGATCATTCCTTCATAATCCATAACTGCTCCTGTTTTCTTACATTCAAAATTGTAGATATGAGTGTTCACGCATCCATCCAATTTGGTTGGATCAACAACTGAAATATATTTACCATTTGTAGTGACAGGTTCTGTCTTCAAATATTTCGGTTTTACAGTTACTAAGTAATCCATATCAAGTCGTCGATGGTACGCGTCTTGACTTGCCAAATACCATAAGGATGGCGTTTCTTGATTATCGGTTGCTATAATCAACCGGGAATTAAACTTTGCATTTTTCTTGTTATCCACTTCGGCTACATTAAGAGTAAGATCGTGCGAATTATTCATATGAATAATACTCATTGGGAATAAACTATTTTCTTGATTTATTGCTGGTGAAATTTGATTTGCATCATCCCACACATATATCAATGATTTTGTTGTGTTATATCCAGTTTCATATTTCGATCCTTGTGCTTTGAAGAATACATATTGTTCATAGTTTCTACATCCATCTTCTAATTCAGCTCCTTTAACCCCATCTAACATTAATATAGTTGAGATGGCATCACAGGAAACTAAATTTATAAGGTATGTTTTACCAATACCTGGTGCTCCGAAGAAACGAAGAACAACTGGACGCTTTCTATAAGCATGTCCGGCTCTTGGTGTTAATTGAACTCGACGATACAATTGGTTCACATTATACGATATAGCTCCCATTCGCGCTCGATCAATAGAGCTGGGTGAAACGTATTTGATTAGATCAACACATTTCATCTGCATAGTTGCTATTTCCGTAAATGCTGACGGATCTAAATCGATTCTCTGACTTCCGGCTGCTGTTAAGTATTCTTTGGTCTGATTCTCCAATTTTGTGATTTCGTCACCAATATCGATTGATGGATCACTAACGCCACGAACATAGTCAACACATCCCTTCGTGGCATCAATTAACAAATCAATACCTCGTGAGCGAGTTGATAAATGTCCAATTGCATTCAAAACGCTGGAAGCTGCTGTTGGTTTCGCTGACTGTCCAGTTAAAATTGAAATAATTAGTGTAATGAAAACCGTTATAGGTGACATTTCACTATCTCGTTTTGAAATATGCATCTCAAGGTCAGAATGAATAGTGGGATTTTTACTTGGCATAGCCCAAATGATTACTTTTACACACGCAGAAACAAAAGCGGCGATAGTTAATCCTTTGATCTTAAATTCAGAATATAATGTGCGTATAGCTAAATATCTTGCACTCCATTCTTCATTTGTCCACATCACGTGTAATGCAGCTGCAACATCAGCCCAACGAACTACCTGACGATATTCTTCAGGTAAGTTGTCGATCATTTCTTGAATTTTTGCTGATACATCAAAATTAACGTGATTATGCACATCAACAAAGCTATGGAGTTGGCTCATGACGTGTTTGTCATTCGCTTTTTGCCGTCTGATTTTAAGTTGCTTTTGCGATCGATGATAAATTTGCTTCGCTAATTCATTATCTTTTTGCATAAGTCGGTTATTTCGTTGTGAACTGTCTTTCTTACATGTCTTAGAATTCGACTTGTCGATATGCATGTCGGGTATATCCTGATCACTATCGGATGATGAAGAATCCTCATGTAAAAAGATAGTATTGACCAGTTTTATTCCATAGTAAAAATCTCTACCTCCAACAAGTTGTTTACGGAGAAATTCATACCATGGTGCCTTCAATGAAAGAAGAGATTGGCGACCTGAGTCATCACGACCCATCATCTTTGCAGGCACATGTATACCAAAGAGTTCAATATCAAGATTACAAAAAGAGCACTTTTGATATTCCAAGGAAAAACCATGGAACTTTTCATGTTGGCATATGTCAATTGTTATTAGGTAACATTTGTTTCCAGTGAAATGTATATCATCTTTAACGTTGTACTCATCACAGAGTTTGTTAAAAATATCATAGCATTCAGAACAAGAGTCTATGTTTCCATTTAATGCATGTTGTGCCTTATTTCTGTTCGCTTGTAAAAATCGTGAATGGCCTGAATCTATGCGAAATAGTCGAATAGCATGTTGGTGTTTCTCCCATATATACAAAATGAGTTCATCGTAAGGGTCTTCATTACACAAGCGAGTTTCCAAAGAGAATGTTGCTCGAAATGTTGGTCGTCGAATGTGAACATATGGTGCTACACAATCAACAACTTTCTTTGGTTCGTCAAACATAGTTAAGGTTCGTAAATCCCATTCAGCATAATCTTTCGTCACCTTTATTACGGGCAACTTGTTTCCTTTATTGACATTTTTGGTCTTCTTAGGTTGTGGTTTTCTGATAGTGATTAGACTTTCCTTTTTCGGTTGCGGTTTTCTCCATGAGTATGACACGCCGGAGAAGTGGACGTGCGCGAAATCACCGACTGTAGTAGTAATTCCACGGCTCAATAAATGGCTCATTTGGGTTGGTGTTAGTTTTGGTGTGACAATATTTGCAGCAGTTTCGATCATTGTTTGTGATTGCATGATTTTGACTGTTTGCCTTAAAACTAAATAATTCGAGTTTCGATGTTTAAAGTCTCTCGAAAAGACTTTTGGTTTTGTTTTTCAGTTGTTTAACGACCACTGAGCGGTCACAAGAGTTGTCCATGAGGGTTTCTTATTTAAGCAAAAACTTCAAATAAAAATATCTTCCATACGTCATTACTATTTCAGTCACGAAGTAAAGGTGACGGACAATGTCTATATAATCGTCGTGGGCACTGTTGGTATTGCACAACAGTCCTCAGATTACATAAACCCGTGGGTGCTGCAAAACTCCCTCACAATCGTATTTATAATATTTGAATTTATAATTATTGGTTAAATGAGAAGCAGGGTATATATAAGCTTTGAAAAATTTATTTAATAAATATTATTAAAGTGAGTATCCGCAGATAAATCAAATCGTCTAAGGTAGAACTAAAGGTTCGTTTGCGACCTTATAAGAAAATCATACTTCTGTATAATAATTTTATTAAACGCAATCGTAGTCATTACAATTCTTAATGAATTGTGGTGAATTGCAAATCCTCTTGTCATAATAAACAGAGCCAAATCCCCTTTAAGGTTTGGTAGTAATTTATTACAAGTCGATTGTCTTCATAGTGATTCCAGTCCGAGTTTACTTTTAAGTACACAAGGTAAAAAATGCGAATAGCATAGCCCATTTTGGGATTTTTACGGCTTTTAACGAGGTTAGTCTCGGCTTTTCTCTCCTGAGCTGGAGTCAAAATAAATGCGAGGAGGTGTTTTTGATGCCTCCCC